CCCTCCACCGAAATTTCAACCGGCGTATTGATCGCCGCATCGTAGGCGCAAATGCCGTTGATTTTTCCCACGGAGATCAGTAACCCCGAAGTGACGGCGGCGGGCGCGGTCACGGTAACGGTTTCGCCTCTCTGGACGTAGTTCTTCATAGGTTGCTCCCTTCGTAATCGCGCGGCCACAAGCCCCGCAAGGCAATTACCGGTTGTGTGGCGGGCGGCGCGTTGCCTTGGAGCGCCGCAATCTGCGATTTCACGTAGGAAATCGCCAGCATGATCTGATCCGCATTGGCATACTCGACGCGGCCCAAATTGGGAGTTTCAATCGAGCGTGCGCCATTCGTGAGCGCCGTTTCGAGCGCCGCCAACTGATTCTGTAAATCGTTCAAATCCGCCATCGCTTACGCCCCCGGATTTTGCCACGCGCCACGACTATCAATCGCGCCCGCGCCCACATGCCACACGACTCTGAATTCCGTTCCGAGCGTGTGGAAACCCAATTCGCTTTGCACTTGCGGCCCGGCATAGCCTTCGAGGTCGGAAACCTCGAAAACCGCCGCTGTCGCCGGGTCCGCGAACAAAAACCAACTTTTCGTCGCGCCCGCCTGATCCAACCTCGAATCGACAATCGGCGTGAGCGTTCGGATCGCCACTTGCGCCTCGGTGGGTTGCTGTGGATATAAGCTCGCGAGCAGTTGATCGACGGTGTTTTCGAGCGCGGCGGGAATCAGAATATAGCGCGGCATGAGATTGAGCGGCGCGCCGGCCAAATCGGTTTGCACGCGCATCCCGAGCTTGCCCTCGGCAATCGAGGCGTCGCTCGGTGCGGCAGGAGTTGCGCTCAGGTTTTTAATGGCCGGGATCGAAAACGCCCAAGCCGTCGGCGAGTTTTGGATTCGCTAGGATCGTGCTCACCAAAAAGCCCTCGTACCAACTGCGAGCGCCCCGCGTCATCTTCGCGCTCAAATCCTGCAACGCGCCCATGTCATCGTTCGTCAAGGCTTGAAAGCTGATCGAAAAGCCCCGCGCATAACTCGCCGCCGCATAGCTCGCCACGGTTTTATCGGCGATGCTGCCAAATTGGATTTCGCCCGCCTCGTTCACTTTTTGGAGCACCGGGCCATCGGCGATGTCATAAAAGTTTTTCGGTCTGAAATCGGCCACGGTCGACGTGCGGAATACTTGCGTGATGGGCGAGGGCGTGCGTGTGACCGTGAGCAGATTCTTGTTAAAAACCTGCGCCAGAATCCCCGGAAAATCCGAGGTCGTATGCATCGCCCTTTCGAGCAGCATGGCGGGGGATCCGAGCGTCGAGAGTCCGCGTGTTTCAAGGCACAACCGCGCGATGTCGCCCATTCTCATATAGGCGAACGGACGCCCCGAGGTCGCTTGATGCGCCGGATTCATGCGGGCGTAAAGCCCGTCGGCAATGCGCTCGATTAGTCCTTCGCCCGCATCTCGGGTGACTATTGCCGACGATACCGGATGAATGCGCGGCGCTTGCCGCTGAAGCTCGCCTAAGATTTCGCTTCGCGCCTGCTCGATGGTGAGCGAGCGCGTCACAAGCCCCGCGGCGAAATCTCCGCTCAAGCCCATCGAGGTCGCCATCGTGCGGATTTGCCCCGCATCGCCGCGCACGCGGGCTTGAGGATCGGCCCCGATGGGCACGAAGCTCAATTCGCGGGGCTTCCATCGCGTCGCCACCAGCGTGCGCCCCGAATTGCCGCGCTCCTCGCGCGTCGAGAGCACTTCATAGCCGATAGAGACGTTGCGCACCGTGCCCTCGCGGATGCGATCCACCAGCGGCGCGGAATCGGCGGCCCGGCTCAATTGCACGGTCGCCAAGCCCCGCCCATTCTCGATCCTCGCGGCGCTCACCATGCCGTAGACGGCCCGCGCGGAATTGCGGGCGTGCGCGTCGAGCACCGGAGCGCCGATGAACTCGCTCAAGTCAACGGCCTCGCGGGTCATGTCGAGCACTTCGGTATATTGCCCGAGGCGGTCACTGCGTTGCACCGGCGAACCGGCAGAAAACACCACATCTACCGTGAAGTTCTCCGCGTTGAAGCTCGCCGGCGCAAGCTCGGCGGCGCGCTCGGTTAAAGCAAGCGCGGCATCGCGCAGAAATAACGGTCGCTCATGGCTGAGTAGCATTACTGTCTCCTTGCATCGAATTTTGGCCTTGCAGCGTGGTCTTTCGCGCGTCGGAATCGAAAATCAAGCCCCACGCGTCGGCCCTCCGGTTTTGCTCCGCGATTTCGCTGTCCAGTTGCTCCACATCCGCGCCGGATTCCGCCACCACTTCGCCCCGGCTCACGAAACCGGCCCGCACGCGCTCGACATCGGCGAGCACCTCGGCCCTTGCGTCGAGCATCGGCAGCGGCGGCGCGATCCACCGCGCGGCATAATCCTCGGGTTGCCCGTCGAGCACGCCCGCGAGCAGAGCGTACTTGATCCACATCGCCCACACCGGAGCGCAGAACAGAAACACGAGCACGTTGAATTGCAGCATTTCAAGCCAGCGTTTCCACGAGATCAACGCGCTTCTGCCACTCGCAAAAGTTATTTGCGAAACATCGGCGGCGAGCACTTCATAGGGCATCGAAAGCGCGCTCGAAATCGCACGCAGTTGCACGCGCACGTAAGGCTCGAAGTTCTGCGGTTGGCCCGGCGATGACCACTGAAGCTCTTCCCCAGGATTCAATCGAGTGACAGAACCCGGTTCCAGTGTGAGCGCCCCGGTTGAATCCATGAGCGGATTCGATCCATCCGGCGTGCGCACAAATCCGCAACTCAACGCGGCCACGCGAGCGCGGGTCAATTCGGTTTCCATGAACGTCTGTAATTCGCGCATCGCGAATAAAGCCGGTTCAAGCCAACTCACGCCCCGAGGCGCGCCGGCGGCGGGCGGCGCGAAGACGTGCAACGCGAATTCCACCGGCACGCGCACGCTTTGAAACGTCGGGAAATCCGCCGGGTGCTTGGGAAACAAATAGAGCGCGGTTCTGTGCCCCAGGTCGTCATACTCGATGCCATCGAGCACGCGCCCCGGTATCACTCGCGAGTTATCCAAGAATTCGGTCGTGAGCAAGCGCAATTCGAGCGGCACGGCGTTGCGGCCCGTCGGCGTCATGACCACGATGGCCTCGCCATCCACGAGCACCGTTCTCAGCACGTCGGCTTGAAACCCGAAGAAATCGCGCCGCCCCTCGAAATCGCATTGATCGGTCCACGCGAGAAACGCTTGCTGCGCCCGCTGCTTTAACCCGAGGTCTTGCGTCTGCAGCATCGGCTTGATGCCGGTCGATACCGCGCCCGCCACGGTCGCTTCAATCGCTCGCCTGCCCCAACTGTTGTTTCTGAAACAATCCCGTGACCGCCATAGCACCGTGGGCGGTTGCCGCAAGCTGCCGAAATTGGCGGCCGGCGGATTCCACGCGATGGTGCGCGAACCGCCCCGGCCGGCGGCGTCGAATGCGGTAGGCGACGCGCCGGTTAGCGCGTTCCACGCTTGCCGCACGCGCATCGGCAAGCTCGTGCTCATTGCAAGTCCGCCTTGCTCACTTTTTTCAGCGAAGCGTCGATGATTTTCTGGCAACAGTCTTGGATATGCCGCGAGAAGGTCAGCGCGTCTTCGAGCCGCAGCGCGATAGTGTATTCGCCCAAATTGAACGCGACGCGAAGCTCGCCGCCGGGCACCGTGGCGACGGCCACGGTCACAGCGATTATTTCGGGTTTCGCGGTAGCGGGCGCGGCGATGGGTTTTTCTTGGGCGGGCGGCGTGGTCACTCGAAAGCAACTCCTTTACTTTCGGGGGACGCCACTGCCCGAATACAAGAAAAACTCAGTATACACTCGAAGAACGGATGCACATACCCGCCGAATTACTGCCCGTCCTTCAGATCACGGTACCCCTGCTCGTGGGCCTCTTCGTGGCGGGATGGTTCCAGAACAAGCGCATCGACGATCTGCGTTCCGATTTGGGCGAGTTTCGCACGGAAGTGCGGACGGAATTGCGCGGCATTCGCGAAGAGTTGGTCCGTCAGGGGGAACGGCTCGCGCGACTGGAAGAACGTATCCCGCCGCCCCTCGTGCATCGCTAGAAATCCATCCAGCGCGAGCGATACACCGCCGGCGCGGGCGCGGGCGGCCCGTTCACCGGCGCGGGCGCGAGCATCGCCGCGAATTGCTCGGAGTGTTGATCGAGATTCAGCCCGGCCATCAACAAGCTGTGCAACGCGGCGATGCTGTAGCAGCGACAATCCAAGCTCTCATTTCTCTCGCGGCGAAGATTCTGCCATTCGAGCACGGCCCGGCCCGCGCGATAGCGGCGCACCAGCGTCTCAGCGGTCAGCATGCGGAAGAAATCGAGCGGCCTGCCTATCGGGAAGTGGCAAGCGCCCGGCCCCGGCTCGGTCAGAATCAGGCGGCGGGCGAACCACGCTTTGGCTTCGTCCACGCTGATTAAAAACATCGGCAGTTGCTTCGAGGTGTAAATCGGCTTGCGCGGCCAGATTGGTTTAGACCAGCCGGAATTCAGCCCCTTTATCGCGTAAATGTGCCTTCCAAACCGCGTGCGGGTGAACGCGAGCACTTCGTCGGTCAGAAACCCGCAATCGATGCACGCGGCGTTGATCCTGAGCGGCAGGCCGGATTCGTGCCGGAATTCCTTCGAGAGCAGGGCATCGAGTTGTTGCCAGAGATGCGGCCCGCTGGGATCGCCATAGAGCGTGTGA